GGCCAAAAGGACCCACGTTTTACCTAAAGAGGCCAGTACGCATGTCTGCGCGTCCTGCCTTGACGTTTGCAGCAACGTTGCGTTCCAAAGCAAAGCGCAGGTAAGTGCCGAAGCTTGCACGCACACGAGCGTTAGCAACTGACTCAAGCCTTGCCAAGGGCCTGGGGTAGGAGGTGCTGGGCTTAGCGATGAACATGGCCTGCAGTGAGCCACCACGAATCACCTTGTAGACGCCAAAGGGTCTGATGCCCTGGGCAGGCTTGCCAACAAAGACTGTGCCGGTGCCGCCTGATGGGTTAGAGCCTGCCTTGTTTAGCAGTCGTTTCACTGCTGAATAGGACGGGCCACCAGTGCGCGGGTCACGCTTGAGGTTGCGTGTAGGCACGAGTTTTGTGCCAGCAGGCAGCGTGCCCTTTTGTGAGAACTGATCAGCCCAGGTGTTTGGCCTATCGCCACCCTTGATGTTGCCGAGGATATAGCGGTTGCGATTCCAGCCAGAGGTTTTGCCGACAAGCAGAGTGCTGAGTCTGCGCTTGGTTGCGAACTGGCCACGTTCAACGGCAAAGCCTTTAGCAAGGCTTGGCGTTGGCCTGTCGAGCTTTTGCTTAGTGAAGCGTTCCCAGTCAGAGATGATGTTCTTGCCTGAATCCTCACGCAGCCGTCCTCTAGGGTTCGGATCTTGCAGACGGGTGTAGGCGTCTCTGAGGCGTTGCTCATAGTCCAGGAAGGCTCGGAGTTCATTTTGTCGCTGCTGCTCGCGCAGTCGATCGTCAGAGGTCACCGCCATAAAGCTTCCACAGCTTTTCGTAGTTAGCAATAAGCCAATCCCTGATAGCAAAGTTGGCTGTTGCTGAGACGTTGCAGCCACTGAGCTGGGCAAGCTCTTTCAGCATGTTGTAGTGCATTCCGTGCACCGTGACCTGGAGCTTTGTGTTGTAAACGCTTTGGTCCTCAGGCTCGCGGTCTTGGTCTTGAGGGGCAGGGTTGATCAGTTCAGTCATTTGAGTTCAACAAGGTCAGCACGTTTGAGGGAGTCAAGGATTGACTCATAGATGACCTGCTCGGTCTCGGAGTCAAGCTCTAAGCGGTAGCGGTCAAGCCACTCAGCAAGTGCGTCATAAGCAAGCAGAGCGCCTTCCTGAGCGTCGATGTAGCTGTCAGCAAGCTTCATGGCGTAGGTCAGAGGTGCTGTGAGAGCAACGCCTGCAAGGCGCTTGGCTTGCCAACGCGCACGGTGCGCTTGCGAGGCTTGTAGGTGACAGGGCCGATGAAGCCAGCTTGGTCAGCCAAACGCTTGGCCTCAGCAACACTGTTGGCCTCGATCTTGAAGCATTGGGTCACGCCTTGCTTGAGCGTGACCTCGAACTGATAACACTTTTTGGACATAACAAAAAAGCAAGTGAACAGGAATGTTGTTGTCGGGGGATGGATCGGCAACACCGAGCCGCCCTGCCTTTCCCTGAGACCCATCAGGGTGTTGTATAGCTTTCAGCCTGTCTGTTCAGCAGGCATCAGGCTCCCCGACGATCGATCAAGCCTCCAAGCGATCAAGAGCACGCTCAAGGCGCTGGAACATTTGATCATGGGTAGCCAGCTCATCAGCGTCGAGCAGATGCGTGTGCTGGCCTTCAAGGGAATCGAGAAGGCAGAGAACTTGTTCGCGGCTGAGCTTGAGAGTTGTAGTCATTGGCTTTGGTGTTGTGGGATCTCCCCGACAAATCAATAATGGCATACCAGCCAGAAGGCGTCAACCCATCAGGCTCAACTGCTCAGCAACTGGCGGCAGCTCACGGTTACCCCACTGGTCACCCATCGCTGCAGCAATGCCTTGAAACGTGCGGCTGCGTTCTTTCCAGCGGTTAGGGCCTGGCGGCATCTTGTGGATCCTCGATCCAACGCTTTCAACAATTTTGGATGGTTTGAGCCGCGGAAGGTTTTTTAGCCAAAGACAGGTTTTTTTGTCCTCGTCGTTTCCGTGCTGCCATGGATTGATTATTTGATCGCAGGGCCTAATGCGACTAGAGATGATGCTCACAGGGTTTTCGATACACCAACGATCAATCGGCGCATCCATCAAGAGCCTCACAAAGGAAAGCGCATCTTCAGTCAACTGCGGATCACGCAAACCCTTTAAGGTCCACATCATTCCGGTGTTTGCCAAGTAGGTGCAAGGCGGATGGGCAACCATCAGATCCCAGCCATCGTGCAACAGCTCCTCAACAGGGCATTGATAGTGCCACTGCGGGTCTGCCTCACACTCCAGCAGATCACAGGACCACGCATCGTGACCGTGCTTGCGGAAGGCGTCACGCACCCTGCCGCTGTATTCACAAGCGACGAGAACTCGCATTAGCCCTGAGCAGCTAGCGCACAGATCACCGTGCAGATGATGCCCTCAAGCTTGCTTGCAGGCACGCAGCTGTATTGACGCATCACAGCCGTCATGGCGCGGTCGATCGAATCACGGCCCTGTGAAACAACAACAGGCTTGTAGTCCTTCACAGGCTCGACAGAGTCCAGCTCAGACAGCAACAGCTTGCGCATCAGGTCCTGGCGGCTCATGTCGCGCTTGATGGCCTCCTGCGTCAGGTATTCGCGCTCAGGCTCGGTCAGGCGCACGTCGACGCGCACGGGCAGGGCTCGGGTTGCTTCAGGCATCAGAAATCAAAAGGATCAGGTTCAACAGGGTCAGCCTTGAACGGGCTGGATTGACAAGGCCGCACGTCAAGCTCCCAGCGCAGGTTGCCGACGGTGACGTTAGGGCTGCCGAGCTTGGCGACTCGGACAGCGTGCAGATCAGAAGCATCTGAAACAACCCAGCCGTTGTTCCAGTCGCCGTTCCTGTGCAGCTCAACAGGGGTTCCAGGCATGGGGGGTAGAACCCCCTCAGTAGAGGTGCTCAGGGTATTGGGTGTAATAGGGGTAAAAGGGGTAAAACCCTCTATTTCATGTGACGCGCGCGAGGTATTACCCCTAATACCCCTTAAACCCCCACTTTCCTGGGAGGCTTCATGTGGAGCCCAAAGGAACTGCGGGCGGCCCCCGGCCACCAACGCCTCCATCTGTCCGTGCTGATAAATCAGCCCCTTCTTCTCAAGGGCACGCAGAGCACGCAGCACCTTCGTCGCGTTGCACTTGCCAACGTCCTGAAGCTCGTTCGTGGTGACTGGAAACTCTCCGGTCGCCCACCGCTCGCACATGTAATCAAAGATGTCGGCCTGGCGGCCCTGCAGCTCGTCTGCGGCCTCCTGCATTGCCTCAGCCGCGAGCACGCTCTCACCATCGCCGTGATGAATCCAGCCGTCGTCCTGCAGCTCAATCAGCAGTGTTGTTCCTTTGGCGCGGCCCTGCGTCTTGACCACAACGCGGTGATCGTTCTGGGTCTGGCCCTCGGCTGGCTGCTTGAACCAGTTCATCAGGATCGTCAAGCTGGCCGCGGCCGGCAGTGCATTGCTGCCCCTACTGGCTTGCGTTGCATTGCCACCGCTTCCCCAAGGTGTGAGATACCCTCATCCGTGAGATGCAGCGGGGCACCTGTGTGCCATAGCATCTCCACCGGGCCGCCCAGTTCCCCATCACTGGTGACCAGGCCCTCCCTCTTAAACAACGTGAACCAGTCGCTTTCAGGCTGGTCGGTGCCGACGATGTAAACCTTCGGGCAGACGCCGTGCAGGCGCTGGCCAAGGTATGACTCCTCGCCGTGATACCAGGCGCTGATCATTCCGACCATCAACGCTGACTTGCCGACCTTTGGCGGGGCCACCAGCAAATTGAAGGTGCCAGACATGATCACGCCCTCCCATGCCCAGGGCACAGGGGCGGTGTCGAGTTTTTGCCCACGTCGCCTGGGCTCCGCAACACCGTTGATTGCTCCTGCTGCTCTGCTCAACAGCAGCGCAGCAGTGCGTTCGTTTAGCGGGAAGCCAACCTCATCGGCGTAGAGCCGCAGCAGTTGCAAACGCTTGAGCGGGTCTTCCTCGTTACAGAGGACGGTGCTTGCGTATTGGTCGAGTCTGCTGAGAAGCTCTTTGTGGTCCTTGAGGCTTTCGGGAATTATCCCAGAGAAAAAATCAGCGGGCGTATAAACCCCAAGCCGTTCAAGTTCGCGGAAGGCCGCTAACTCATCGCTGCATTTGTAGGGGTGTTGTTCATCCCAAGCATCCAGTGCGCGATTAGATCGCTCTTTCTGCAATTTGCTGTATAGGCCCAACAAGGCTGACTCGTCGTTGTATTCAGCGGGGAGTGAGTAAGGGTTCCATTGGAGCAAGTCAAAAGCACGCTCCTCGGCATCAGGATTAGTCACGCGCAAGCGGCTCAGGCTCTGATGCGATGGCTCTTTGCAGCAGCAGGTTGACCCAGCCGGATCCCATACCAGATCTGGTGTTTTTCAAGGACGCACACCGCTACATGTGGCGCGGTGACTGGGTTCTGCACAATGTTTCAGAAGTTGTCAGCCATGACATGTCGCCCTTTGCGAAGGACGCCATGGAGAAGCACCGGCACGGGCCTGACGGCTGGGAGCTGCGCGGCCGGGTGCTGCACCGCGTTCTGCAGGCTCACCTTGAGAACCAGCCCTCTGTGCATGAGGACCGCTGGGATCCGTGGATTGAGCCGCTGCTCGCCGATCCTCTGTTCAAGGGCATCGAGACAGTGGCGACGGAGTATCTGCTGGTTGATCGTTATCGGTCGATCTGCGGCTCCTGTGATTTCGTCATCCGCCACAAGGATGATCCGACGTTCGTGATCCTTGGCGACCTCAAGACGGTCAGCAGCAAGAAAGCGGTGTCGAGCCGCAAATCACCGTTGGCACAGCTCGGGGCCTACGCGCGGATGTGGCAACAGTGGCATCCCAAGGTGCGCATCACTGAGTGCGTCACTGTGATAAGTGGGCCTGAAAAATGCAAGGTGCGCCGGCACAGCCCTGAGGATGACTGCATCCCGGCTTGGGAGGAGTGCTGGGGCAAGTTCCAAGCCCTGCAGCCTGTTGCTGATTTTTAATGGTTGCGGACTAGGACAGGCTCGCGCGCCTTACGCCCCTCGCACCTGATCCGCTGCAGGTCACTTGTCCTCGCCCTTTATCAAAGGATGAGAAGCCAGATACTAAGGGCAAATGCGAGGGCTGGTGGACTGGACGAGAATCTTGAAACAAGGCGGCGTGCCTGAGCCGCCTGGCTATCACGAGACGGTGGCCAAGGTGAGCGCGCGGCCTAAACGTGTGAAGAAAAAGGCCAAGGCCAAAAAGAAACGTTGACATGGTATGCCAGACACGGCATACTGCTGCGCATGAGCCCTTTATCTCGTTCGCTCATGTCTGACTACAAAACACCCAACCGCAGTCCCGGCTTTTATGACCCGGAACACCGCAGCCCCAAGAGCAACGGCATCATTGTTGCCATTTTTTGCGTCCTGCTTGGCGGTGCTTTTTGGATCAGTCTCACTGACACTCTCGACAAGCAACAGCGCCAACACTGTGAGCAAGGCTGGCAAGCCGCCTGCGAAAAACTGAAGTAAATGGGCCGTGGGATTTATTGGAACACCCGGCCTGAGGACACCGTTAAGGCTGCCAAGGCCAGGGCCAAGGCAGCACTCAATGAGAAAAACCCACGCCTCACTGCCCTAGAAAGAGCTTTCTACAACGCCTTGAAAAAAGAAGATGCAAGCTAGCGTCACTTTTGCTGTTCTTGGCACACCTGTGCCGCAGGGCTCAATGAAAGCCTATGGCAGCCGTGTTGTTGCTAACAATGCTGAATCTCTTGCCAGCTGGCGCAGTGATGTTGCTGCTGCTGCACACCGTCACAAGCCTGAGGATTGGGACATTCACGCCGCAGTATCACTGCGTTGTGAGTTCGTGTTCCCTCGCCCGCTGTCGCATTACGGCACAGGCAAAAACGCCGGTAAGCTAAAAGATTCTGCGCCAGTTCATTACACGAAAACTCCCGATCTGGACAAAGCCGTGCGCGGCGTTGCCGACTCAATCGGTGACGCTGTAGCTCGTGTTTTGCTCCATAACGATTCGCAGATTGTTTCCATCTACGCAACCAAAAGGTATCAAACAGATGACTTCCTCGGTGCCATCATCACCGTCACGGCTCTTGATTGAAGCCCTGGTGCAGTTTCACAAAACTGTCCCGGCAATCAGCAAGACAGCAAATGCGCAGTACGGCAAGTTTGCTGACCTTGAAACTGTGCTTTCAACCGTTACGCCTCATCTAATCAAAAACGGTCTTGTGATTTCACAGACGTTTGAGCCCAGTGAGGGCGTTGACCCGATCCTTGTGACGCGTCTGCTGCACGTCAGCGGCGCTGAGCTTGTTAGCCGACTGCCGATGATTATTGGCAAGGGGCGCAACGCATTGCACGATTTCGGGGCCTCTTGCACCTACTTAAAGAGATATAGCTGCCTTGCCCTGCTGGGGTTAACGGCGGATATGGATGTTGATGGCGATTTCGCTGACAGCAAGCCAGCAGCAAAGCTGCAAACCCAGCAAACGCCAAAAAAGGGGCCGGCGGCTGAAGGTGTTGCTAAAGACGATCAGCCGCTCACAACAGAAGAGCGCAACATGCTTGTGGGTCTTGTCGGCGAGATGAGCCCTGGCAAGCGTGAGGACTTCTGCAAGTCGTTCCGCTTTGCGTTCAAGCTTGGCGATAACGCTAAGGTCGCCCCTGCAATCACCAGCCGCAAACATCAGGTTTGGATTCAGGAAAATGCCTGAGGACGACAAGAAACGCGAACAGCAAGCCAAGTCAGATGAAAAACGCCGATCTGGCCACTTTCAGGTGCGCCTTGACAAGCAACTGTCTGCCCAGCTGCAGCATTACGCAGAGCAACGCCATCACGGCGTGATCAACTCTGCGCTGCAAACCATCATCTCTAAATTCTTCAACTGATGCCTGATTTCGCACCCGACGCCTTTAACATCTGGGGCAACTTCAACAAAGACCAAAAGAAAGACGGCCACTACTGGGCACAGATGGATGTGCCTGTGGCTGAGCTGCGCAAGCTCGTGGAATGGGTCAAGACTGCTGACCGCTGCGAAAACCTAAAAGGCGAGGAGTGCGTCAAGCTGCGCGCCAACCTGATGCCTCGCACTGCCAAGGAAAGCGGCAATGATTATCTACTGATGGCTCTAAGCGATGCCAAGCCCCGCCCAGCTGACAGCTCAACCGCTGACTTTTAAGCTTGTGAGGAACGAGAGACTAGGAGCGCCGCCGCGCTCCTTTTTTATGAAGCCAACCATCAAGCAGGTCAACAAAGACGGGCTGATGTTGTGGGAGGTGAGTCACGGCGGGATGACTCGTTATTTCAAATATGACTGGCAGGCCAACTTTCACTATGAGGCGGCCGTCAGGCTCTACAGGTCAAGGCTGACAGGAAAGCACGGCTAATCCCAGCAGGCCAGCTTGGCGTCAAGTTCACCGATGCGGGTGCAGGCTTGCGCCAACAGCTTCTGCTGATGCCAGCTCTGCCGGACGAGGCCAGCGCAAAGCTCCTTTAACGCTTCCTCGTCAGTGCAGTTGTGAACCTCTCTGACGCTGCGTTCAACCTCCAGCTCCTCTTCAAGGCTTTGAGTGATGACCATCCAGTCAGCCCAGCCCATCGCCTTGAAGATTCTTATCAAGTCATGCCACAGACGGCATCACTGTCAAGTGGTTGTTGTAATGGCCTGTCTCGCGGTAGCTGCGCAGCGGTGGGGTCATTCTGTGGAACACCATCTGCCCCACCTTCAATCCTGGGTATAGAGGCAGCGGGTGATGTAGGCGCTCGTTTTTCAGCTCAAGGGTTAGCCGCGATCCGTGCCAGCCTGGGTCGCACCAGCCAGCAAGCAAGTGATTAAGACCAGATCGTGCGCGGCTTGACTTGAGTACAAATTGGCAGCTGATGTCGTCGGGGATGTTAAACAGCTCAAGTGTTTCAGCCAAGCAAAACTCACCGGGCTGCAGCATGAACGGGTCATCCTCTGTTCTGCCTGAAATATCAACGCGGATCAGCTCAGGGTCACAGATGTTTTCAACCATCAGGTAAAGACCCAGGCGCAGGTCCAGGCTGGCTGGGTTCAGCAACTCTGCGTCAAACGGGACGACCATCTGGCTTTTTTGACACCTTGCCTTGATCTCCCAGTCACACAGAACCGACATTCGCTGCTTTTAAGTGCAACCTATTGTGCCTCGGCAAATATGGCCCAGCCGCTCCTGGGGCCGTTGGCTTGCCAACGTTGATGAAATGCAGCCTGCCGCACGCTGACGCGATACCCAGAAAGCGCCGGATTGTGCGAGCCCCTCTCAATATCTGGCAGCCCTAGCGGATCGCTCATCAGCCAGCTCGGGTCGTTGCTGTATCGGCCGCTGTAGCCGTGGATGACAGACCAATGGCCGCAGGTATCAGAGCCGCAGATCGGTGGTTCACCGTGCAGCATGTTGCCTCGGTGATACCAGCCGACCATCACAGGGATGCCAGCGTCGATCGCCTCCATCACGTCTTCTGCATCAGCGTTGTCCACAAAGCGAGCCTGCAGGCCAAGACTGGTCAGTGCTTTGACGTGAGCGTAAACAGAAGTTGTGTCGCCATATTTTGCCCTAACCGCCTCATAAGCCTCTTGATTGGCTACACGGCGGAAAAAATATGCGACCATCGCTGCCGACGACGTGAAGCATTTGCGTTCACCGCCGGGCAGGTCAAGCTGTCGAAAATAACGAGGCAAGAAAACCTCCTGATCTATGCCACTCGCCTTCCAAGCTTGAAACCATTCCGCGTCCTCTTGGAGCAGCTCGACAGGCATTGCCTCCTCCAGCTGCTTGATGGCAGCCATGCGATGCGGCACGTCTGGCCTATACCAATCAAAGAACGGCAGCAGACTCAGCACGCCGGTCACCGTCAAAGCTGGCCCGATCTTGCTTGATCGCAGCTGGCTGCGCCAGAGCTGTATCCAGCGATGAACACGATCATTGTGGTGCAGAGCAACAGCGTGACCGCGCTGCCTGCAATAAACCAACCAGCTGCGGAGAACGCGGACAGCTTCACTTCTCAACACGAGTGTCAGGCAGAAGCATTTCACGCACATGCTTGACCGCCAGATCGTCCAAGTCGTTATCCGTGCGTGCGACGATCTTCTCCAGCATCGCCACAATCAATTCTTTGAACGCTCTTGATTTCCACATGGTCATCAAGATTGGTTTGAGAATTAAAAGCATGGGACTGCTTTGAACTTCACCAATACCCTAGTTCCGATTGCTATGACCTTCCAATCGGGCCACTGACTGCTCAAGATTTGCCAGTCGCGCAAAAATCTCTTGGTCGCGAGTCCTGATGTCTGCATGGAGAACATCAAGCCGACTGGCTAAGTTATCAACGGCGGTGGTTAGTCGTATTAGCGAGTCTCGCCCTTGCTGGTTTTGACGGTTCATGCCGGTCAACCCAGCAGACGCCACACCGACAGAGGCCCCAGCAACAGCAGCCCAGACTTCAACCACCATCTGACCCTTAGCGTCAAACCATCATGGCAGAAACCAAGGAAGCGCAAGGCCAAGAACAGGAAGACCAAGGCCATGGCTGGCTTGGCGATTTTGTACGCATCACAATCATGCTCTGGGCCATGGGCATCATCACGGCCAACTATTTGGGTTACTTCAAAGGGTCGATTGATGTGACTTTCTCGGCTTCGCTGCTCGCCTCAACTGCCAGTACCTACGGTTTGACAATGAACAGAACAGGGAAGAAACGAGAGGAGAAGAACGTTATCGTTGAGAAAGATTCCAAGGCTGGCATCAAATGACCCGCGCACTTTTGGTATTGGGCATCACTTTGGTGGCTGCAATGCCTGCCAAGGCGGATCTGACACACCGAATCAGTAGCAGTATTCAGCTGGATGTTGGCGGTGCTTCAACCCGTGCCGTTCGCGTAGGCAACAGCTACAGCATCAGTGGCACCGGGGTCGACACTACTGACGGCACCACTGCAGGCGTTGTTGGTGGCCTTGGTGCTCACACCAATGGTGTCAACGCATTGACCACGGTGACCGCATCGCAGAGCACCGATGGCAATGCGTTCTCCTTCGCAAACTCTTACACAGTCGGGGATACGGTGCCCACATCAGCGCCGACTGTTGGCGAGGTTGCCGCTTTCGGTGACATTACGAGTGAAGCTGCAGGCACCAACACTGGCTTAGCGGGCACGATCACCACGAATGGGGCAATCACGATCAGCCCAGGGGCAGGAAACACCAGCGCCATCGGGCAGGTGATCAGTGAACTGCAAAGCCGCTAGTGCGCTGTTGCTGCTCTTGGCATCACCAGTGGCAGCGGTCCCTGTGGTCCCAAATTTTTCGCAGGGAGTTGTCTCGACCCACACAGAGACGAAAACGATTGTGAAAGAAAGCATCGTCTCGGAGTCGCATCGCACTGGCTGGGAGTACACAGTCAGCGGCAGTGGGGTTGAGCCAAGCAGTGGCACTGTGAGCCCTGCCGTAAGTGGCACAGGCTTAGACCTTGCTAATCGCAGTAACTGGATTCAATCGACGCCAGGTGCTGCCTTTCAGTTCGCGGAGACGTACCAAGGCCCTGGCCTGATTGAGAAAGTGACTATTGACAGAGAAACCATCATTGAAAGCGTGACCGACTCCACCAGCACGTTCAGTCAATGAGAGCAACAGCAACCGCGCTGCTACTTGGCTTGATTTACACCGCACCTGCGGCGGCACAGGTGAGCGCCACTGCATCTCCGGTCTCGAATAGCAGCGGGTCAGTGGTCAATCAAGCTGTGCAGGTCACTCCAGGTCAATATCAAAAGTTCAGCTTTGGGTCTGGGATTCAGTGTGACGGAGCAACGCTAAATATCTCTCCATTCCTGTCTGGTGTTCACTCATACGGCAGCCCGAACAATGAGTACTACCAAGAACCGGTCTATGACAACAGCGATAATTACGGCTTGAAAGATCCAACAACAGGCTTAGACGGACCGGACGGAGTGCCAGACAATCCTGGCCGCGTCCTGTTCATGAAGCCAATGAGGACGGGCTATCGCAGCAACTACAGCAACAATTTTGGGATCACTGCCACTATTTCAGTGCCACTAGATCGTCGCGCGATTAACCAGTGCCTGAAAGCAGCAGAGAAGCAAGTCGCGCTGTACGAACAGAGCCTTGCTGATAAGCGACTCAACTACGAGATGGGCCGCCTCAAAGCTTGTGCGCAGGCGATCCGGGAAGGCTATGGCTGGTCTGACAACAGCCCATTCAAAGCAATCTGTGCTGATGTAGTTCTCAAGCCGATCCCTGTGGAAGATCACACCCACGCCATCACTTACCCACAGCCCGACGTAAAGCCATTAGTGCGCGATTCCGATCTCTCTGCGCCAGGATCCGCTCCCGTAAAGATACCGGTTTTGCCTTTTTCAAAAAAAGCTTCTTCACAACCTTCTTCGTAATTGGCTTGACGAGCTTCTGCAGCACTGACGCAATCGGCTTGCTCAGAATGGCTGCAGTCGTGGCAAACGCGGCAGTGACCGCAACTGATACTGTCGGGCCAACATCAGGCACATAGTTGTTAACGACTTGCCCAACAGGCACAGGGTCCCAGATCTTCACGCACTTGCCGTCTTGCAGCTCATAACCCGCCAGGACCTCTGTCCCTAATTTGTTAAACGATCCGATTTCTTTCGCCCCAAACGGTGGGCACGGCGCACTCGGTGGCAAGTTTGAAGGGCCGGGACCGGCGCCCGGTACTTTGGGGGAAGGGACTGCGGCCGGGGCTTTTGGCTCCGGCTTTTTTGTTTCCGCTTGTGGCGGCTGCACCCATGTGAAGTCGCGGGGCCTGTAGTCAGGCGCGTCATAAACAGGAACCGCCCCATCGCACAGCGTGACGTTGCCGCGTGGATCATCCTCGAACGTTTGAACACCGCTGCCCTTGCCGATACGCGCACGCACGCATCCAGGCATTTCAATCACTGGATACCTTGCGGATGTAACCGGCGGGGCCGTTGGTAGAACAGGTGGCGGTATTGGTTGACTGACAGAGATGTCAGGCACGCCGATTCTTTGGACACCTATCTCACGAATTTGCGGCATGAAGACTGAACGATTTTCTGCAGGATCGCTTTTTATTGAGCGGGTGCAAATGCGAGAAGGCCCTCCGGTGGTCTATGTCTGCAAATCTGGGGCATCTGCAATGTCGTTTACAGACACCAAGAAATTGCTGGCCTTCATCAGGTGGCCTAAATCAACCCCCACGGGCCAGCTGATCAGAGAGTGGCTGGCTTCGTTTACTGGCCAAACGGAATCGCAGGCCCAGTTGAAGTCGGAAGCTCAGGCAGAGCCCCTTCAATCTCACCAGGAACCATCTGGGTCAGCATCTCAGTCAACTCCAGCTTGATTTCGCTGATGTGTTTTTTGAACATTGATGGACCACGGGTGACTGCCAACACGATCACCGCAGTGTTCGCCAAGGCCAACACAAAGGCACAGGCAGAAACGACGTTGAGAATTCGCTGCATAGCAAAAAGGCCCCTGTGGAGGGGCCAAGAAACGTGTGAGGTTCCAGCCAGAAGGTAGCTCAGAACTTGTACTTCATGCCAGCCTTCAGGCCATAACCAGCGTCAAGGCCGTCGTACTTGGCATAGGACACTTCGCCGTAAACATCCAGCGGTTCTGCCACAGGTGCAGACACGTTGGCCTTACCAGAAAAACCGACGGAGGTTTCACCTGCATCAGGCTGGAGCCAAGACGGACCTCCTTGGATGCTGAAGTTACCTTTTTCCCAGCCCACATGAGCATCGAAAACAGCACCGCCAAAGTCAGAACCTAACCAGGCACCGTTCGAGCATCGAAAACAGCACCGCCAAAGTCAGAACCTAACCAGGCACCGTTCCACTCAGGGTTCAGGAAAAACCCGTCGGCCTTGGCTGCAGGAGATGCCAACACAGCTGCCGAAACGACGGCACCACTCACAAGAAGAGTTTTGAACATTGGAAAGGGGATTAACGTTTTCCCTGGCCACGGTACTTCTTACGGCCTTTTTTTGGGCGTGAGTGTTGACCATTTCCCTGCGTGGTCCGTTTCGGTTTACCGACAACAAAAGTGTTGCCACTAAGGGATTTAGCCATCAGTAGCCGTCAGTTGACTGCAGGCTTTGATATTTGAGGGCCAAACCAGTGAACAGACCGTGCTGCGGATGGCTGATCATGTCGCGGCCATCAAGGAAGAACAACTCCTCAAGCCATAGCGTTCGCGATTTTTGGCAAGCAACATCAGTCGCGCCGTAGCTGGCGGTCATCAAAGGGTCAGGGCGTTGCATCAAATCACCAGCCAGAAGGTTTGCCAGACGCCTGAGTCGGATTGATCTGCTCAGTAATGCGTGCAGCAAGCTGATCCTGAATCTCAGTGACCTTTTCAGCGC